ATCGAGGTCGTCTCGATGCTCTTGTGGCGAGCGACGCGCTGGGTCAGCCGGATGTCACCCTTCTCGCGCTGCAGGTTGGACAGCGAGGAGTGGCGCAAGCAATGAAAATTATAGAGCAAATCAAACCCGGCGCGCTTCTGCCAGAGCCGGAACATGTAGCGCAGTGTCCGCGTCGCGATCCGCAGCCCGCGTCGCGAAACGAACAGCGGGGCGTCGGGCTCCAGGCTCTCGCCCTGATCTCGCTTCCAGGCGATGAACTTCCCGAGCTTGTACCAGGTGCCGTCGGGCAAGAACACGTCCTGGTTCGCCGGGTCGCTGGTCGAGCGCTTGAACGTGCGCAGGGTGAACCGGCGCCGGACCCGGCCGTCGTCACGCAGGACGTCGCCAACGTCGAGCGCGGCGAGCTCGTGCTCGCGGAGCGCGGTACCGAGCGCCAGCGAGAGCAGGACATGGTCTCTGAACCCGTCGCGGTGCTCGCCGGTGATCTTGAGCAAGCGCGCTTGCTCGAGGGCGGTCATGGTCCGGGGCGGACGGCGGACGGCGGCAGCGTAGCTGGTCATCAAGAACCTCCGGCGTCCACACATGCGTCTTCGCCGGAGGAAAGCAAGTCGATAGCGAGCTGGAGCCTCTACCACGCGGCCTGTATCGACTGCGGAACGACGGCGCGGCGACACGTGTCCCACGGGTTGTGCACGACGTGCTACAAACGTCGCCTCCGCGCTGGTACCCGCCCAAAGGAGAGGTCGCGGCCATGGTCAGCGGTGGCGGAAGCGTGCGTGAGTTGCGGCCGAACGGATCGAAAGCATCGAGGGCACGGCTTGTGCCGCGCCTGCCATGCGGCCATGTATCGAGCTACAGGCGCTGGCGCCGAGATTCTGCGAGCAGGTTTCAAGCGCTACGCACAGACGGAGCATGGCCGCAGGGCGAAAGCGCAGGCGAACCGTCGCTTTCGCCAGAAACCGGAGAATGCGGAGAAGGACCGTATTCATGCGCGGCAGTATCGCGAGGCGCTATACGGAATCGTGTGCGATATTCCGATGGGATATGAGGCATTGGTGCTTGAGATCTTCGGCCATCAATGTGCCGCGTGCGGTCGCCCCGGCACGGTGGGAGAACTCACGCTCGATCACCATCGCCCCCTCCGCGAAGGCCACGCGCTACTGCACAATGCCGTTCCGCTTTGCCGGCGTTGCAACGTCAGGAAGAACCGGAAGGCACCGGAGAACTTCTACGGCCATGAGAAGCTCGCCGAGATTACGCGGCTTCTCGCCGTGGTACGGGGGACCTTTGCAGCACGGTTCGGAACGACCGAGGCAGCATGCTAACCGGCACCGGAGAGAATGCGCGACCCGAGGATGCACCGACATCTGCTGGCTGTGGCAGCGCTCGGGGGCCGCTTCTGGTCGCCAAGCGAACCGAAGAAGACCTGCTCGACTGGCTCGGTACTGAGGTAGGCTTTTTGAGTGGCCTGGCGTATTACAATGAAGAACCCCTGATCCTGGAACCGTTTCAGATCGCGTTTCTTCAAGCGAAGAGTCGATATCGCTGGGTCGAGAAGGCTCGACAAGTGGGTTTTTCCTTCTTGTTTGCCGCAGAGGCCGTCGCACGCTGTCATCTGCGCGATGCGCACACAACTGTAATGGTTTCATACAATTTGGAAGATGCCAAAGAAAAGGTGAATTACGCTCGCCAGCTCGCGGAAGAACTCCCGTTGGCCTATCGGAAAAAGCTGGTCACCGACTCCAAGACCGAGCTTGGCTTCCTGTCGAACAGCGCATCGAAGCGCGTGTCGCGCATCATCTCGAATCCATCGAAGGCACCGCGAGGAAAGAAGGGGGACTTAATTTTGGATGAGTTGGCGCACTACGCCAACGATCGCGAGGTCTATAAGGGCTCGACCGCTCTCATCCTGCGATCCCGCGGCCAGCTCACGGGGTGCTCGTCGCCGCTCGGGCGCCGCGGGGTTTTCTGGGAAATCGCGAAGCAGGAGCTGCGCAAATACCGAGCGTACTGGCGGCAGCAGGTTCCGTGGTGGCTGTGCCGCTTCTTCTGCACCGACGTCCTCTGCGCGGTAAAGCAGGCGCCGCTGATGCCGACCGAGGAACGCGTTCGTACGTTCGGCAACAAGGACATCCAAGATCAGTTGGACGTGCTCACCCTCGAGGATTTCCAACAGGAGTTTGAACTCGCCTTTCAAGACGAATCGTATTCGTTCTACCCGTACGAGCTCATCCTGCCGTGTACGAGCGACGACATCGTGCTCGCCGACGACTTCGCGACCTTCGGCGACGTCGCTGGCCGGCTGGTGGCCGGGTTCGACGTCGGGCGCAAGCGCGATCTCTCCGAGCTGTCGATCTTCGAGGAGCTCGGCGGGAAGAAGGTGTGCCGGCTCCTCCGCAGCTACGATCGGGTGCCGTTCGCAGACCAGGAACTCGACCTGCGCCGCATGCTCACGATGCTGCCGATCGGCCGGCTATCGATCGACCAGAACGGCATCGGGATGCACCTGGCCGAGAACCTCGGCCGGGACTTCGGCCAGGTCGTGCCCGAGACGTTCAGCAACGAGTCGAAGGAGATCTGGGCCACCGATTTCAAGATCCTGCTGCAGCGCAAGGACGTCGTCCTGCCGAAGGACCGCCAGCTGGTCGCCCAGATCCACAGCATCAAGCGACGGCTCACACCGACCGGGAAGCCGTCGTTCGAAGTCGAACGTGAGGAGGTCGGCAAAGGACACGCCGACCGCTTCTGGAGTGTCGCACTCGCGTGCCAGAAAGAGCGCGGGCCAATGCCCGGCTACCTCCCCGAGATTGGTGTCCGCGTGATCGGATGAACACCTATGCAAGCATCGCCGAGCAGAGACGATCGACCACGAAGCACCATTGAGCGGCTATTGCGCTTTTTGGACAGGCTCACCACTAGCAGCTTCTTCGGAAAGGTGATAATCGGCTTCCAAAACGGACGTGTGATCGACGTCCGCATCGAGCAAACGAAGAAGCTCGACGAGCTGTAAGGCGCGAGCACAGCCAGATCAACCAGGGGCGTCGAAGCACTCGAGCCCCGGCGGCAGGGACCTCCACCCCACTCCCCCACCTGCCGCCGGGGCTCTTTCCTTTTTCGGCCGGACGGCACACCGATGAACCACCAGGTCCACATCTTCCAGATCGATCGCGACGCGAAGCCGACCGATCGGCCCGCGCCGGCCGGCAGCTTCGAGGTCACGGCCGACACTGTCGATGGTGCGCGCGCCGCGGCGATCGCACGAGTCGCCGCCGAGGGGCGGACGATCCGATCCATGTCGTGCCTGGCCGACGGCGGGATCTCCGTGGTGCTCACGCAGCCGGCGCCGGCGCCGACCGCGGCCCAGGTTCGCCGTGCGCGGGGAGGTCGGTGATGGCACGGCCCGAGCGGATGGCGCTGGAGATCGCGGCTGCGCCGGGCACCGGCAAGGCCGAGAACGTTTCGCGCCTGCGCGACAAGACCGTGCAGATCTCGGGCGCGTTCAGCGGCTCACTGCAGCTGGAAGGCAGCATCGACGGGGAGGACTTCGAGCCGATCGGCGCGCCGCTGACCGGGCCGGGGTTCGTGCTGGTACCGATGGCCGTCACGTTCCTGCGCATCCACACCCTCGAGCTCAGCTCCGGCGCGCCCAAGGCGATGGCGGCCGGCTTCGACTTCCGGGCGGTATGACCTCGCTCCGTTGGCCCCCGTACCTGAGCCCGCCGTGGCTCGCGGCCTACGCCGCCGGCGTCGGCGCCTGGGTAACGCTCTACGCGCTCGGCGGGTGGGCGCCCGTGGTCGTGGTCGCCGGCGTGGGCAGCTCCCTGGTGGCGCGCCTTGTGTGGTGGCTCCACACCGAGGCGGATCGCGAGGGCCGGCGGTGGCTCGCGCGCTGGCGCGCCGAGGCGGGGCTCGCGGGAGACGACACGTGAGCGAGCACGAGGACACCGGCGTCGATGTGCAGGCCGCCGTGCGCGAGCTCGGCGACCGCATCGCGCTGATCAAGGCGCACATCGTCGGCAGCGAGCGCGCGCAGGTCGCCGAGTCCAACGCGATGCCGTGGACCGACGCCGAGCAGCGCGAGCAGGTGTTCGCGGGCATGGGCGTCATCACGCCGCCGTACGACCCGGAGACGCTCGCGATCCTGTTCGAGAACTCGAGCTCACTGCGGCAGAACGTCGACGCCTACGTCACTAACATCGACGCGTTCGGGCATCGCTTCGAGCCGGTGATCGACCTCGACGCCAGCGACGCCGACCTCCGGATCACCAACGCGCTGATCGTCGAACGCCAGAAGAAGGCGGACCCGCGGTTCCGGGATGACCCGGAGGTGAAGGCGCTCCCGGACCGGCCGACACCCGAGGAGGTCGCCGCGAGGAAGGCCGAGGTCACCGAGCAGATGCGGCTGGAGCGCTCGCAGCTGGAGACCTTCTTCGAGTTCTGCTGCGTCGACCTCTCGTTCGTCACCTTGCGGCGCCGCAACCGACAGGACATCGAGGTGATGGGGAACGGCTACTGGGAGGTCCTGCGCGACGGCACCGGACAGATCGTCCAGTTCGTGTACCTGCCCGGCTTCACGATGCGCCTGCTGCCGCTCGAGCTCGCCCTGGTCGACGTCGACGTGAACCTCAAGGTCTCCGAGATCGCCTTCGACACGATGAAGGTGCGCCGCCGGTTCCGCCGCTACGTGCAGGTGTTCGAGCAGCAGATCGTCTTCTTCAAGGAGTTCGGCGACCCGCGGGTGCTGTCGCGCAAGGCCGGGCGGTTCTTCGCCTCGCTGGATGAACTTCTCGCCGCCGACGAGACCGACGGGCCGGCGACCGAGGTCCTGCACTTCAAGCTTCACAACGCGCGCTCGGCCTACGGCACGCCACGCTGGATCGGCAACCTCCTCGCGGTCCTCGGGTCGCGCCAGGCCGAGGAGGTGAACTTTCTGTACTTCGAAAACAAGTCCGTGCCGCCGCTGGCGCTGCTCGTGTCGGGCGGCCGGCTGTCGGCGCAGTCCATTCCGCGGATCGAGAGCTACATCGAGAACAACATCAAGGGGAAGCGGAACTTCCACAAGATCTTGGTGCTCGAGGCCGAGCCCGCCGGCGGCCAGAACTTCGACCACACCGGCCGGATGAAGATCGAGCTGCGGCCGCTGACCAACGCGCAGCAGACCGATGCCCTGTTCCAGAACTACGACGAGCGCAACCACGACAAGGTGGGGCAGTCGTTCCGACTGCCGCGCCTGCTTCGCGGCGACATCCGTGATTTCAATCGATCGACCGGCGATGCGGCGCTCAGCTTCGCCGAGATGCAGGTGTTCCAGCCCGAGCGCGAGGAGTTCGACTTCATCGTCAATCGGAAGCTGCTCGCAGACATGGGCATCCGGTTCTGGCGCTTCCGCTCGAACTCGCCGGTGACGCGCGACCCCGCGGCGATGGCCGACATCGTGAAGGGGCTGGTGAACGCCAACATCCTGACACCCGAGGAGGGCCGGATGCTTGCGAGCGACGTGTTCAATCGGGAGTTCAAGAAGATCAGCGCCAGCTGGGTGAAGCAGCCCGTGCCGCTGACCCTGGCGGGCATCCCACCGACGCCCGAGCCCGAGAGCACGCTGGTCGGGCCCGAGGTCCAGAAGGACGCCCAGGGCGACCTCGCCACCACAGATCTGGGGGCGGGTGGCGGGCAGCTAGCACCCGCACAGGGCGTGCCCCGCACGCGCCGGCGCCGAGGACCGTCGTTCGACCTGGTCGGCGAGGCCACGCGCCTCATCGCGATCCGCGACGCGCTCCGCACGGCCGAGGCCGGGGCGGCGGCGCGCGACTTCCAGGAGACCAAGCGCGCCGAGCTCGAGCGCGAGGTCGTCCGCGTCCCGGCCGCCGAGCTCGCCAGCTGGTTCCAACAGGAAAACACCCCATGAGAGATCGTCCCCACCACCTGCAGCCCTACGTCGAGACCGTTCGGGTCGCGCTCGTCTACCGCGACGTCACCGGCAGCGCGTCGCACGTCGGCCTCGGCATCACCGCCGCGTACACGATGAAGACGCTCCGCCACCACGGGATCTGGGCCGAGGTCTGGCCGACCGCGAGCGCCCAGAAGCTTCGCGACCGGCTGCGCGCCGCCCACGCCAGCGCCGACCAGCACGGAGAGCTGCGGCCGACCCACGTCATCCTCGCCGCGCCGTGGGTTCCGACCCCGGACCTCGCTGCGCTCGCGGCCGAATTCAGCGAGGTCTCGTTCGTCGTGGTCAGCCACTCGAGCGTCGGATTCTTGGCCGCCGATCCCGAGGCCGTCCGGCGCCTGCGCGAGACCGCCGAGCTCCAGCTCGCCAGCCACAACATGTTCGTCGGCGGCAACTCGGCCAAGTTCACTGCCTGGGCGACCGAGGCGTGGGGCATCCACGCGGTGTACCTGCCGAACCTGTACTGCCTGTCGGAGACGTTCCCGCAGAACGACCGGCACTGGACCGGCGGGCCGCTGCGGCTCGGGCTGTTCGGCGCCAACCGCCCGTTGAAGAACTTCCTCTCCGGCGCCGCGGCCGCGGTCGAGCTCGCGCGGCGGCTCCGCGTGCCGATCGAGCTGCTCGTGTCGAGCGGCCGCAACGAGGGCGGCGACGCTCGCGCGTTCGATGAGATGACCGAGAACGTCGCGAACCTCCGCGTCACGCGCGTGGGCTGGCTGCCGTGGTCCGGCTTCAGGCGCCTCCTCCGCACGGTCGACCTCGTGTTCCAGCCGTCCTACACCGAGACGTTCAATGTCGTCACCGCGGACGCGATCGCCGAGGGCGTCCCCGTCGTTGCAAGCGACGCGATCGACTGGGTGCCCACCTGGTGGCAGGCCCGCGCGGACGAGCCGCTCGACGTCGCACGGGTCGCCGAGCGGCTGCTCCGGGATCCGAACGCCTCGCGCCAGGGCCGGGAGGCGCTGCAGGCGTACGTCGACCAGGGTGTGGTGGCGTGGTGGAAGTTCCTGTGCCCGCAGCTCTCCACCGTGGCGCGCGCCCAGGCGCCGACGAGGACCGCGACGGACCACACCTGATGCACGGCGCCCTCTACAGCGCGGCGGTCGATGCCGCCGACGAGATCCTGCGCGACGTCTACCGGCTCGACGTCGCCAAGGCGCTCGATCCGCTCGACGCGCGGGACTTCCTGGTCATCGTCGAGCGGTTGGCGCGCGTGCTGACCGGTGTGTCGCGCGAGGCGGAGGCCGCGGCGCTGCGCAAGGCGCTCGCGACCCTCGACGTCGACTGGCCGAGCCTGTCCGCGGCCGCGCGCGATCGGGTCGTCCGCGCGGCCCGCGAGGCGATCGGCGGGGTGGCCGCCCAGGTCCTGCCGCGGGTCGATCAGGTCTTCGAGGTCGAGGCCAAGAACGTGGTCGCGCACGCCCGCGCCACGACTGTGCGGCGGTTCGGCCTCCGCATCGGGGCAAGCACGACCCAGACCGACGCACGAATCGCTGCATTCGTGCGGACGAGCGAGTCCAACTTCGTGCGCGACCAGTACGGCCGCCGGCAGGACGAGCTCGGCCAGCGGGCCCGCGACATCGTGGCCGCCGGGCTCGAACAGGGGCTCGGCCGGGACGACATCGCCGCCGACCTCGCTACGCAGCTCGCGCCGGTGGTCAGCCGCGGCAAGCCGTACTGGGAGACCGTCGCGATGAGCTTCGCCAACCGCGGCCGGACGTACACGCAGCTCGCCGCGTTCGACGAGGCCGATGTCGAGCGCTTCCGCTTCGAGGCTGTACTCGACTCGGTCACGTCCCAGGTGTGCCGATTCATGCACGGGAGAGAGTTCAGCGTGGAGCGGGCGATGCAGCGCTTCGACGACGTCGAGCGGGCGCGCGACCCCGAGACGGTTACCGAGCTGCAGCCGTGGATGCAGCTCGGCGCCGACAGCGATGGCAACCAGGTCCTGTTCTTCCAGCGCGGCGGCCGCCGGCGCGTCGTAGCGCAGGTCGACGAGTCGGCGGTTGGCCAGGACGACCAAGTCGGCCGCTACTCGCGCGCGCTCAGCAACGAGGAGCTCGAGGCCGCCGGCGTCACGGTGCCGCCGCTGCATGGCCGCTGCCGCTCGACCATCGTGGTGGAGGACTGACCGATGTCCAAGGCGTTCCTGGACGCCGCCGATCCGGGCCAGCTCGAGCGCGCCGTGCTCGGCATCGAGCACGCGGTGAGGCGCAGCTTCGAGGCCGACGGCGCGCGCATGACGGCCGCCGAGGTCCGGCGCCGGTTCGGGATCTGCGAGCGGCTGTTCCGGCAGCTCCGCGGCGACCTCCGCTGGGGCCTCCACCGGGTGCTCGACCACCTACCGCGCTACCTCCGTTGCGAGCTCGACGGCCAGGCCTGGGAGCCCGACCGGCGAACCATCTGGATGCCCGAAGACGGGCCCTAGCCACGAGGAGACTGACATGGCGACGATGACGAAGCTGGATGAGATCTCGACCGCGATCGAGCGGGCGGTGAAGGCCCTGCGCCACGGCGACGCTCCGATCAAGAAGTGGATGTCGCTCGGCGAGTTCGTGAGCTTTGCGGCCGGAGAGATCCAGACCGCGGCCAAGGACGAGCCGGCGATCGCCAAGCGGCGGTTGACCGCGCTCAAGCGCAACGTCGACGAGGTGATCGCGGCGATCGCCAAGATGAGCGCCGAGGACACGGAGAGCGAGAACATCGAGGTCGAGGTCTCGACCGCGTTCGCGCCGACCCAGGCCGACGGCGACACCGCGATGCCGGACCTGACGACGGCGAGCGACCAGAGCTCGACCGAGGTGCCGCTGGCCAGCGCCGGCGTCGCCGCCGGCGACTCCGGGTTCGCCGAGAACCTGGGCCAGCTCGCCAAGGCGCTGCAGACGCTCAAGGCCGAGCTCGGCACGGCTTCGGATGGACGGCCCCGGGATCGCGCGAACAAGGCGGAGGGCGAACGCCGCCCCGATGGCGGGGCGCGTGGCACCGCGGGCGGGGGCAGCGAGGGCGGCGATCGCGACGGCGGCGCCCGCGATGAGGACGGCTGGCCGCTCGACCTGGCCAGCGCAGCCTTCCTGAAGGGCAACCCCGCCGCCGAAGCCGATCTCGTGTGGGGGCGCGACCCGGAAGGGGTCGCCGCCCCAAAGAAGCGGTGAGGCGGCGCCATGGGCACGCGAAGCTCGACCTCCTCTGCGGACACGGCGATCCGCCGCGCGAAGGCGTTCCTGCGCGTCGTGCGCGAGGAAACTGAGCCAGTGGGGACCTCCCGCTGCGCGGCCGACTCGCGGGCGGTCGCCGACGTTGGCTCCGCGACCGCCGACGAACGGCAGATGCTGTTGCCCCACGTCTCGATGGACGTCGCCGGCGACGCGACGGCACCGGCTGGCGATCCCGTGTCCGCGGCCGCGGACACCCCGGTCGAAAAGACGATCTGGGGATCGCCGGCTGGGAAGAAGCATCTAGCTCCCCGGCTGGTCAAGCTCATCCTGCCGCATAAGACCTACGTCGAGCCGTTCGCCGGTAGCGCGGCGGTGTTCTTCGCCAAGCCACCGTCGGAGAAGGAGGTTCTGGGCGACGCGGATCCGGAGATCGCGTTCGCGTACCGAGCGCTCTCGACGTTGACGGACCGCGAGCTCGCCGAGCTCAAGAAGAAGGACTGGACCGGGCGCCCGACGCTGTTCCGCGCGATGCAGCAGGCCAAGCCGCGCAGCAAGCTTGAGAAGCTCTACAAGTTCTTATACGTCTCGAACTTCTCTTACGCGCACATTCGAGGCGGCGGCTTCAATCCGGCCTCCGACGGGGCGGCTGGGCGCACGATCAAGCGCATCGAGAAGCACCGCGATCGGCTTCGCGGCGTCACGGTCCGCTCCGCGCACTACGCCGACGTCGTGAAGGAGTTCGACGGCAAGAACACATTCTTCTTCCTCGATCCGCCGTATTCGGGCCACAACATCGCTGTCGGCGAGGATCGCTTCGATGAGGCGGAGTTCCGAAGGGTGCTCGACGGCATCAAGGGCAAATTCCTGGTCACCTATGGCACCCGCGGCAAGCTCGACACCAGCGGCTTCCACGTGCGGAAGATCCGGACGCGACGGACCGTGGCATACATGCGCGGGGTGGGTGGCTCCAAGACGCTGCCGCAGCTCCTGATCGCGAACTACGCGATCACGCGGAAGTCGCTGGGTCCCTTGGAGCTCGACGAACTCGACGCGATCGTCGAGCTCACACCCGGCGCTGCCGCCGACCTTGACCTAGCGCGGGTCGTCGCAAAGGCCCTCGCCGACGAGCTTGACGAGCCGATGATCGCGGCACTGGCGGCGGAGCTGGGGCGGTTCGATGACGCGCCCGAAGACCGTATGGCCGTGCTCGCCCGCGAGCTGCTGCCGCTGGGTGGCAGGCTCGCGTCGGCGATCGGGGGTGTGCGCCCGGAGGTGGCGGTCGCGCTGCGAGATGCCACGCCAGTGCTTGAGGACCTGGCAAAGGCGCAGTGCGCGGCCGCGACGTCGGACGTCCCGGCCGACGACGGCGGGGCCTCGCCGACCTTGGAGCCGACGACTCCCGATGCGCTGCCTCGCCTGCTGGCGGTCGCGCTCGAGAAGCGCGTCCCGCTGCTTAAAACCGGCGAGGAGCATTACGTGCTCGGCATCGTCCTCGAGCCGGAGGTCGTCGACGCCCAGGACGACATCTACTCGGTCGCTGAGATTCGCGAGGCGGCTCATCGCTTCATGGAAGAGTACAGGAACATCGGGCTGATGCACCGCGGCCTCGTGAACGGGCGGGTGAAGATCCTGGAATCGTACCTGGCGCCAACTTCCTTCACGCTCGACGGGGCGCAGGTCCGAAAGGGCACCTGGCTCCTCGCTGTGCGCGTTCTCGACGATGACATGTGGGTGCAGATAAAGAATGGGGAGTTGACTGGTCTGTCGATGGGAGGCAGCGCTGTGCGGCTCGCCGACGTGAGCAGAAAGCGGGCAGGCCTTGCGAGATGAATGGCCAGCAGGGACAAGCCCGCACCTTGGCACAAAAGAACTAGTCTTATGGCTGCACCTTGTACTAGGCATGACGGGCGCAACGTGTCGCTCATTGAGGGACGATCGAAATCGTAAATCCCAGTGTGCGCTGTGGCAACGCGACCGAGGGAGTTCGTTCTGTCGGAAGAAGACCAGCCTCGATCCATTGTAGAATCTCCTGTGCGGACGAGATTAGCTCCAGAGCTTTCTCTGGCGTTACTATAGAACCGCCCGGCAGAGTAGACTTACCTTCATGTGCAAAACTATTACGCGCCTTACGAAGGTCACTGTAGGCACGCCAGAGTACAGATTCGCGCTTTAGCGATCTTCCGGACAGCATATCCAGGAGGTCTGAAAGCTGTTCCTCTACGGAGGGCTCCTTGAGCGAATTCCCCCGGTCATTGATCCAAGTCCATACCGCCGCATCGACAGCACGAATGCTTCGCCCCACGAGCAGGTCGAGCGCAGTAGAAATGCGCACTTCGATCGCTGTATATGCAAGCACGATCGAGGCACCGATATGTGGCCAAAGATTGAGAGCGTCAAGCATTAGGCCATCTGACGGCGGCTGTGCATTATGCGATATCGCAAGTGATTGCCAGATTTCAGGCGCGACCCAAGAACGCGACAGCTTACCTGTCGTCGCCCTTCCCCGGCCACGCACAAACCCGTCCATTCGATCGAACTCCGTTTCATCGTCCTTGAGATATCGAACACGCCAGGCAGATTGCTCGTCAGGAGGAAATACAAAGGGGGCTCTCGCGAGGGTCCGAAATAAGGAGATGAGTCGGCCTGCCACTGCGAGGGCACTTTTGTACTCAGGCCCCACTTGTCCTTCACGTCGATCAAAATCACCCATAACATCGATGCATAGCGTATCTGCCAGATAGGTTTCTTGTTCATCAACGATGAGCACATCAATAACTGGTCCATGCTTGCCCGCGACCCCAGCGCCAAACTGCGGTGCCTGCTGGGGTGGAAAAATGCGATAGGATATACCGTCATGACTTATCGACAGTGGTTGTAAATCATCAACAGGACGGACACTGAGGGGAGCTGACAATGCGAATGTGAAGCGCGCAATCATAGGTTCTCCATGCGCTAGCGGCCTCGAGCTTAGCGGCTAATGTGCCAACTAGTGATATCGATCTGAGCATGCTAGCGCTTGGCATGTTATCTGTCTTCTACCTTGTGTTCAAGGACCAACCGGAGCGGCACGCAGCAACGGAGCGGCGCGTGAACTTCCTTGGCGGTGATCCTGCCAACGCGCCGGAGCCCGCGTACGGCTTGACATTGATGTGGAAGTTCCATACGCTCAGGGAAGTCACAGTAGGCGATACGGGTCGTTGAAGTACTTCAAGCCCCGGCACGGACCGACAGGTCCTGCCGGGCTTTTTGCGTTCCGAGGAGCCATGGCAGACGAAGGCAACACCACGAGGCAGGCATCCGCCGATGGCGATTCGGGCGTGCACCGCCTGCGCGACATCGTGGTGGAGGAGGTCTCGCTGGTCGACCGGGCCGCGAACAAGCGCCGGTTCCTCGTCGTGAAAAGGAGCAGCCAGATGGCTAGCGATGACAAGACGAAGGACCGGGGCACCTCACAGGAGCGCCGAGCCTCGGCGGCAACCGCCGAGGGCGGCAAGAAGATCAAGCCCAAGCCGAGTGCCGGAGTCGACAAGGCGCGGCCGCGGGTTATGCGGGCCGCGCCCGACGAAGACGACGAAGACGAGGAGGCCGAGAAGGCGCGCCGGTCCCCGCAGGATGAGGAAGACGACGAGGACGAGGACGACGAGGAGACCGAGAAGGCGCGCCGCTCCCCGCAGGACGAGGAAGACGAGGACGAGGACAGCGAAGACACCGAGAAGGCCGACGACGACGAAGACGAGGAGGACGAGTCGAGAGCTGGCAAGGCGCGCACACGCGCCAAGCGTGGCGCTCGTACGGACGACGGCGAGACCGGCAACCAGCCCCGGGGACGGCCGGGGAAGCCGACCGACAAGGCGGACGACGACGAACTCGTCCTCCCAGCCGCGGCGAAGAACGCCATCCTCCGCGTGCTCGCGCAGGCGCTCGAGCGGCTCATGGCGGTCGCGAACCAGGTCAAGGAGGCGGACGCGCCGGACAACGACACCGAGGCGAACGTGCCAGACGACTTCGCGGACGAGCTCGAGGACATCGGCGAGCTGCTCGAGGACGTCGGGGAGCAACTCGCCGATCCGGCAGCGAAGGCCGAGGGCAAGAAGCCGGGGTCCGCGAAGCGGTGCGCCGCGAA